ATTGAACCAATCATAAATCAATTTGGCGATATAAAAATTACTTCTGGTTATCGTTCTCCAGAACTTTGCAAAGCAATAGGAAGTTCTACAACATCACAACACACTCTTGGTCAAGCTGTTGATTGCGAAGTTATAGGAGTGCCTAATAAAGAACTAGCTGACTGGGTAGTTAAAAATTTAACTTACGATCAAGTAATTTTAGAATTTTGGAAACCAGAAGAAATAAACTCTGGTTGGGTTCATATCTCTTATAATAAAGGTAATAATCGTAAAATGTATTTAAGAGCTTACAAAGCTAATGGAAGAACGGTTTATGAAGTCTTATAAAAAACAAGTTGGTGGAAACCACTATAAAAAATACCAGATACAACCAATAGAATTTATAGTTAAAAATAATATTGGCTTTGTGGAAGGAAATATATTAAAGTATATTTTAAGGTTTAAAGACAAGGGTGGTGTTCAAGACTTATTAAAAGCCAAACACTATATAGAATTGCTGATAGATTCTACTAAAAGCAAATAATATCGTTTAAACTGATTTAGACGCATTTTTAAGCATATTGGCTTAAATATGAGTATAACCTCATAAAAACCCTAAATATTAAAAAAAAGGGGTAATTTGACGGTTTAAATGGTATAAAAAGAACATTTAGAGAACATTATGACAAATTATGTAATAAATAAGATAGATCCAGATTATTTCTCGGAAACACATACTATTGGTGGTACATCAGCACAATCATCAGCAGTTATAACTGGTTCAGGCATTGTAAGAATAGCTATATCAGGAACACACGCACATATTAAGTTCGGAAGTAATCCAACTGCAACAGAAGAAGATGTTATGGTAACACAAGATTCTGTGAATTATTTTTCATTCAAATCAGGAGAGAAGATAGCTTTTATAAAAGGCGGTGATGGTTCTGGTCATATAAATATTTGTGCAGTAGATTAATATGTGGTGGAATATCATACCAACAGTAGTTAAAACTGGTGCTGAGATTTATAAAAATCATAAGCAATCAGAACTATTAGAATCTGAAGCTGAACGTAGATATTATGAACGTATGGCAAAAGGTGAAATAGAGTATCAAAGAGATGTTTCTGACCAACAAGACAAAACTTGGAAAGATGAATTTGTTTTGATTGTTGTATGTATTCCAATTATTGTTTTATCATACGCAATCATTAGTGATGACATTAATATCAAAAGTAAATTAGATTTATTCTTTGATTATTTTGGAAAATTTCCTAGTTGGTATCAGTGGCTAATTGTAGGTATCTTTGGTGCGATCTATGGACTTAAACCTACTCTAGACATCTTTAAAAAATGAACTGCTACTTAGTAACCTATGCTATCACATTTGTTAAAAACAATTCTGATAGTTTGGTTGATGATATTGCTTATGTTCGTTTTTTTGATTCAAATACTTTTCCTAATTCCAATAATTTTTTGGCATCACTTAAACTTGCTAAAAAAGTAAGAATTACTGGAGTAGAGTGGGAGTACGAGGTTATAAATTTTGATGATGAAATTGATTGTGAACTTTCCAATACTTACCACTAAATTGGTATCAGATAATATTCTATACCATCATTCCAAGATTGAAGTTTTGATTGTGGCAATAATCTTAATATTTGATCTACTGATTTAAAACGAACTCCATCTTTAAAACAAAAAGCAATCGTATATTGTGTAAATTTATTATCACAAAACATTTGACTAAAAGTAATATACTTCTTTAGATCTTTTAATTTAATTTTGTTACTGGCTTTGACTTCAACGAAGAATTGTTGTTGTTTGGGAGCTTCTTTTTTGGAATAAACAAAGTAATCAGGCATCGCAGACAATAAACCAAGTTTATTAAAATAAGGAATAGGGGAATTAGCAAAATCAGAATCATCATTAAAAAGAAGTTTTTTATAATGAAAAGATTTAGACTTACAATATTCTTCAAACCTTTGTTCTGCGAAGTCAATATAGTTTGAAACTCGTTCTTCATATTTAAGTTCATTTAGTTTTCCTTCTGGTTGTATTATTTTCATCTACTTAACTCACGATTGGTTACTAACCAACTTCTGTATAAATCTACCCAGCTTTGTAAGTTAGCATATTTTGATTTGGCTTTAGAATAATCTCGTTCAGCTTCACAAAATCCCTCAATATGAGTATTATATTCTTTAGTACACATAGCTCTTTTTTCTGCTTCCACCATAGAGCAATTACTAATAGTTTTTTCATTAACAGTTAATTGTGCCAAAATAATTTTTTTATGTTCTTCTAATCTTCTGAAATTATAAAGTGCTTGGCACATATCATCAGCATATTTATCAAGCTGATCTCTTATGTCATCTGGGTTTCTTAAGGCAAAGTCCTGCATATCCTTCCTTTTCGTTTTATAGTTGTGTTACTAACCTAAGCTAGTAATTCTTCAAATTTCAAAACCACTTTTGTTTCTAAAGCATCTTTAAGTCTTTTTGCCTTTTCCATTTTATGCTTTAGTTCAAAATATTTCATAGACACTCTATGATGCCTGTCCCTTAAGTTTTGAACTTGATGTTTTATTTTCTCCATCAATTTTTTTTATTCTTGTTGATTTGAATTTAATTCCAGTTATTTCAAGATCAACAAATTTGCCTTTCTCTTGTGTAAGTGCCTCTTGTTCATTATTGAACTCCTCTTTATAAATACCAGTAAATTCTAAATATTTATAACGCACTATCATTTTAATTTTATATATTAAATTTACACAAATAACAATGGGCAGAGTGGCAAAGCCAAAGGGAATTTGGGGGAAAATCTTTGCCACTCAAAAAATTATTTAAAAGTTATGCTTATAGACAAGTTTCATATCTTTTATAAAACTATCTATTGCTTCCTTATTACACTCTAAACCTTTTGATTCAAGTGCAGATTTACACATAGCCATTACGAACATATATTCATCTTTATTAAAAGATTTAATAGGTTCAACAGTTAATGTAGCACCTAATTCATTAGCAACATTTTGTGCCTCAAATTCCTCTACATTAAAGCTAGTATCTGGTTGAATGTTCTCTTTAAGTTCTTGTATTTTTAAAGTGTTGTTTTCTGATGCCACAAAATTAAATGCTTTATCCGCACCTTGTGGAGACCAAATAGTATAAGCAAAAGAAACTTTTTTACCTTCTTTGATAAACTCAGGTATATATTTGCCTTTGATTATAAATATTTCATCACCGATATAGAACTTATGATTTACCTTATCATTAGGTAAAGGTTTGCCAGTTTTATCATTATAATTATGATAAACTTTACTTATTACTCCTTGTTTGTGTGCCATTATTTCTCCTTCTTGTTATTTAAAAAGCGATGCAATTTTAGGCAAGAGATCGCAACATCTTGCATTTCACTATTTATTGGAAATTCTGCTATGTTAAGTTTTCCTTGTTTAGTACAATTAACAATAACACCTTTATTAATTTTTATATCTAGCTGTTCCTCTAAAGCCATAACATACAGATAAAGTTGGACATAATAACTCTCTCTTATTCCAGAACTCGTTTTCCAATCATAAATTATGTACTCATTATTTTTCTTAAATAAAGCATCTAGCGTTCCAGTATATTTATGAATACGAGACAAAACTTTAGTTTCAGTAAAAACTAATTCTAAACCTTGTTGTAGGTCATACCACTCTTTAAATTTATTAAATGATTTTTTCATTAAATCATTATGAATTTCTGGAATGGTTTTATTATGAATATAATTCTCAATCATATCGTGGACTTGACTTCCAACGTGACCAGCTTGGTTCATATTAGAGTTTGCCGCCTTTTTAATTCTGTCAGCAATTTCTAGTAATTGAATTTCATCATAAGACTTACCAGCTTTGATTTGACGAAGAAATTCTTCGCTACACATTTTACTGGTCCAATTACCAATAATTGTTGCGTTTGTTAAAACCTTAGTAATTCCAGTAGCCGAAGGTAATTCTTCCTCATTCCAATAATACTTATGTGGTATCGGATCAAAATACAAAGTTTCCTCTGTATTGTCTTTAAACTTTAGTTTATGTTCTTCCATTTTGCCTTCCCTTTATTTGTTAGTTAGTCTTAGTTATTATCCATAGTATTATAATAAATACTATAATTATAAATATAATTTTATACATACGGATAAATTTTTTCTAGTTTTCCTGTAAGTTGATACAAATATTCATCTTTAATAACAACTTCTTTAATGTATCTTTTATGATTTGTTAAATCTTTTTCATAAATAGAATCTATAGGGACATTAAAAAATTTAGAATACTTATATATTTGAATAGCACCCAATTCATTTTTACCAATTTCAAATTTACTTATTTGTTGTGGTATAATTCCTAAAAATTTACCTAAGTAAGTTTGATTTAATTTAGTTTTTCTGCCATTAACAAACATACAAGTATTTTTTCTTAACCAACGAATATTTTTTCCTATTAATTTATTTAATTCGCTTCGTTCCATATTTCCTTCCATCTTTTATGTTGTTGCTTCCAATAATCGCTATTTATATCTGGATTATAAAATGGATATTCTTTATAAAAATCTTCTAAAGACATATCCTTATTTTTAACCTCACAAAGAGTGTAATAATAACCAGCTTCGCTAGAACAATTATATCTAGCCCAGTTAGGATTCTGGCTTAAATCAAACAATCTTTTTATTTCATCTTTAACTGTTTTCATATTTTCTCCTAGTTAATAACTGAATGACCTCTACCTTGAAGGCATCTTCTAGTATAATTTTCTCTAGTGCGTTCCTCTTTAGGAGTAATACCCAGAGTCCAAACTCTTAAAACATTGTTATTTAACCAAGAAGCCACTTCATCTGCACCAGATAAACTAGATTCAGCTAACATTTTACAATGCTGTATATCATTAGTCACTTCCTCAGCTTTACTGTTTGGAAATGTGCCTGACCTACCAGAAGTATCAATGATAGGTTTATAACTACAATTAGTTAAGTTTATTAGAATGAAACTTAACAATATTATTTTTTTCATTTTTTTCCCTTTTGTTTAAGTATAGTACTGTTTTTGCATTTAACATTTCTCTTTTTTTTAAATTAGGAAATGCCTTCCAAGCAAGTAGAACATAATCTACTATTGTTTGAAATCGGTTGTTGTCTATTAAATCTTTAACAATCGCTGTTGCATACCAACGATAATATTTTTCACTCTCTAGTTTTTTTCTCATTTGCCTTCTCCAGTTGTTGTTTTTCTTTTTTTAATTCAGCTTCTTTTAGTGCTTGTTTAAGTTTCTCAGCAAACACAGATTGACCAAGTTTATCAGATAAAGTTTGTTTATTCATATATTCATAAAGCTAGGTATATCTACAAAAGTATATTTTGCGAATCGTTTTTTTTCATTTATATAATATTTCTTATAAGATAAAACATAATCATCACATTTATAAACATCTGGCATACATAATGGGGGTTTAATAAATCCATTAGATATAAAACCATTTAAATCTAAGGACCTTAAAACCTTATAAATGCGATCTGATGAATGAATCTTTTTATATCTTAAAGTATATTGATTTAATAAATGCTCTAATAAATCTAAAGTCCATAAAAAGTTTTCTTTTGAATTACCTACCCATAATGTCATAGGGTGTTTTGGATAAGCAGTTTTATATAGTTTATCATTAACTCCAAAATGTCTTTGATAGGCAGTAGATAGCATTTGAGCAGTTTCTAGAATCATTTTAACAACGTGTTTATCACAATGATAACTAGCACAAATCTTAGGGTTTTTATCTAAATGAAATATATTCATTTTTTTTTCTTTTTCTCCTCTATTAGTTTTGTAAGGTTGTTATAAATTAACTTTTGATACAATGTAATTTTATTGTGAGAAAATTCTTGCACAACAAAATAATTGTTTATAATTTCTTGGCAACCGATCAGAATATCAAGTTCAGATATTTTTTTCATCTAGTATATATAGAAATAGATTAATAAATAACTTGATAGAAATAAAATTCCTGCTATCAGAAATCCTATTCCGTCTTTAATTTCTTTATTCATATTTTTCCCTTTGTTATTAGTAATAGTATTAATATAATTAATAATGTGATTTCATAAAAAGATAAACCATTATATATTTCACTCATAGGGTGTCTGCCTTTCAATCATAATATTCAGCTTTTTGATTAAAGTTTTTAAATCTATAACCGATTCTAAATCGTTATCTATTTTGTCTTGTAGTTTAAACTCTAAACAAGAAACCATTAATTTCATTTCGGCATCAGTCATAGTACAAATCATTTCAACCCTTTTTTTTATTTTTTTTATCATCTTCAGCATATAGTTGATCTACTCTAAAAACTTCATTCATATATTGGCTATAATAAAATTGTTTATCTTTTTCATTAGTAGCTTTTTTAAACTTATCAAAGTATTCTAAAGCTAAAGTAAATTTAGGTTTTGTCATTAGATACCTCACTTATATTTGATTGTATTTTATCAACCTCATTTAAAATTCTACCAATCGCTAATGATATTTCTAATTTTTTAAATGAATCTTTATTGTTGTTCTCTAATTGTTCTTTTTCGCTATCAATCAAATTAATTACGATTCGCATTAAATGGTGTAAATCTAAATCAAGTATTTTAATATAATCGTTTTTAGATTTGGACCAATAATAGTTTTCTTCTTCCAACAAATCTTCTGGAATAGAAGAATTTTCAAATGCAGATTGTATTTTCAATAGTTCTCTTATTTTCATTTAAAAACCTTTCTTTATTAGTTTTTTAATTACCTTAACAGCAGTCTTTTTATCTTTTACAAGAACAAATCTATCATTATAATAGGGCTTGTTAATTATTTTAGAATGATAAAATAAATTCAATTCCTGTTGAGAAAATTCTGCCACAGTTCTGTCTTTCAAATTAATTACAAACATAATCAATCCAATAAAACCATATATTCTTTTGGAAAGTGTTTTCTAAACCAATCCAAACCTTGTGCGTGATCTTCCCACTGTTCCAGTAGTTCAGCGCCCATAATCATATCGTAAACTGCCACAGCAAACCAAGGCAGATCACAACTTTGACCACCAAAGCGATTTTGAACATTAATTACTTTTCCATTATCCCATTTAAGATTAACTTTAAAAGGTAATGGA